AGATCGTGTGTACCGTCGTGGATTGTAAACGTATCCGCAGTGCCTGTTGGGTCGAGCTCGATATCGAGATTAAAGCCGTTAGTGTCGATGGTTCTGTCAGCTGTGAGAGTCTGATCTGCACCGCCTAATCCTCCTCCTCCACCTCCAGAAGGCGTTGCAAACACGAGATCGCCACTAGCGTCTACTTCAAGCACCTGACCAAGCGTACCTGTAGCCGCTGGTAAGGCGTATCCTGTAGAGGCTGGGTCATTGACTTGTAGCGTACCGTTTACTCTAAGGATATCATTATCGAACTCCCCGTAGACAAGTGGGGTGGTGGAGTTGCTGTTCTCTATGTAGAGGCGATTGCTGTTTGTTTCTTGGCTTCCAGCAGCGTTACCTATAAACACACTGTCAGTACTGGTGTTGTTGCCAGCTGAGTAACCTATGGTTACAGTGTTGTTTCTAGAGGTTGAATTTACCCCAATTGCTACCGCATTTGATATTGTTCCACCTTTGTTAGAGTTGGCGGAGCTTCCAATAGAGACGGTGCTATTAGTAGTTGTGTTCGTAGACCCTGCCGAAGCCCCTAAATTGACACAATGGGCTCCACTGTTATTCAATCCAGCTAAGTGTCCAACGTGAACCCCCTTTTCTCCACAGGTATTTCCAGCATTATACCCCACTGCAACAGCTCTTTCGGAGTTTGCGGTTGACATTGCCCCTTTTCCTATCGCAACAGAATCCCTTGTGGTTGTCAATCCTGCTCCTGCTCCTTCACCCAAGACTGTGTGACTATTCCCTGTTGTTATATTTGAACCTGCTAAATACCCTACAAGTACATTATTTGCTCCAGTGGTCAAAGCTGCCCCAGCCTGATACCCAACTGCCGTATTACTCGCTCCAGTAGTTAAAGCAGTTAAAGCTTGGTAGCCTACAGCTACTGTGTAGTCAGCTGTAGCTGATCCATTTCCAGCTTGGCGTCCAATAGCAACTCCTCCTACAGCGTTACCAGACGAGGCTTGGTAACCAATAGCGACGCTTTCGGTAACTACAGATGTGTTGCCGCTTATAGAGCCTGCCGTAGCGCCAACCCAGGTGTTGAATCCTTGACCGCCATGATAGCCAACAGTTGTCCCTAGGTAAACATTATACATAGAGTTACTAAACCTTCCTGTCGAATGGCCTACACCTACGTTGTTTCCGTTGCCGTTCCCTCCATTGCTATATCCAGCAAATTTGCCTATCCATACAGATTGTGCTGGATTGCCCCCACCGTGAGGTCCTGCTTCATTTCCTATAGCTATAATGTCATACGTAGGGGCGTATGCATCTTTACCTATAGCTATAGACCTATTGTTTGATGCAATAGCGTTGTGACCAATCGCAACGGAATCGCTTGTAGAAACACCCCCAGCATTAGCTTGGTAACCTAAGGCTGTGTTGTTAGATCCCGTAGTTTGAGTTACGTTTGCCTGATACCCAACAGCTGTATTACCCGCTCCTGTAGTCAAAGCTGTCAAAGCCTGGTAGCCTACTGCTACTGTGTTGGATGCGGTAATGGTGCTGTTACCTGTGGAGATAAGTACGTTGTTACTGCCATCATTAATGTTGGCCTTACCGCTAACATCCAACGCCTCAGCAGGTGTCGTAGTTCCGATGCCTACGTTGCCATCGGATTTTACCACTAATCTTTCAGCTCTATTACCTGAATTACCACCCGTCACAATAGACACCCTCATCGGTACAGTACCTGTTGTTACTGTTCCATCTACAAAAAAGTCTACAGCTGCACCAAACTGAACTGATGTTCCATCATATCCGCCTGTAGATAGCGAACCTAAAGCGTCGTTATTGACAACTGCCGAAGGACTCGATAATGTACCTCTTGCTCTTCTAAATTGTTGTACGGGTCTGTGCGCCGCTGTAGCCGAACCAACTATAGCTGAATTTATAACGTTTTGCGAAGAACCTGTAACTGCAATCGTGGGTACAGTTCCTGATTGCAATCCACTTGCTATTGCCTGACCGTCTGCTGACCCGTGTATTTTATAAACTGGAGATGAGGTGCCTACTCCTACGTTGCCTGTGTTGTAGTAGATGTCGCTACCTGTAGTAGTCCAAGGGGAGCCTGAGAAGTCTACGAACGTAACGGCACCAGCACCATCTGTTTGTAAAAGCTGTCCTGTTGTGCCGTCAGCAGTAGGAAGGGTGTAAGTAGATACCTGACCTGTAGTCCCGCCGATAAAAAACTTACCGCCATCTAAGTTGGGGATATCGTTTGTTCTATCGATAGCAGACACCTTCATCTTCTGGATATTGCTTCCATTAGTCTGAAGGACGATGCCTATGTTCTGAAGGAGATCAGTAGAAGCTGTTGGCTTTGTCGTAGTAAGCGTACCTGTATTGCTTACAAACACGGTGTCTCCTACACTCACTCCAGTGAGACCGCTTACAGTCTTATTGAAGAGGCCAGCAGTAATGATTTCGCCAGAAGACCCACTAGTGGTTTCCTCAAGCAACACGCCGATCGATGGCATCTTAGTGGAGTCGTTAGCATCCGCCTTACCCACTAAGATGCTGCCACCTGATATGCCTTTAGCGTACACTGGCGCACCAGCAGAAAGTGTGCTGCCTTCGTCGTTTTGGATTTGGAGGTATACAGACTCTACGTAATCCCACGCAGTATCGTAGTCGGTGGCGCTTTGCTTAACTATTACCTGGTTTTCTGTACCTCCCGCAGGGAAACCCTCACCAACAGGGCCTTGAATACCCTGAATACCTTGAACGCCTTGAATACCCTGAGGCCCTTCTGGGCCAACAGCTCCAGTCTCGCCCTGTATCCCTTGTATCCCTTGAACACCTTGATCGCCCTTAACACCCTTCTCAGTAACCGTTAATGAAGTTGAAGCGGGGGCAGTTACCGTTACTGTAGTTGAACCGTCAGCCGTTACTGTAATCGCCATGCTAGTTTGATATATCTTCGTTTACCCTAAATGACCCCTTAAGAATTGTGGTTACCTCGTCTCCTACTTTTTGCTGAATGTCATACACGTAAACACCGACAGGAAAGTCAGCCATAACGTCGGAAGAAGCGGTAACCTTTACGGTTCCACTGTCGGAAATATCCACAAACTCAAATCCGTTACTAAGCTTTTCAGAAACCTTAGATTGAGACTTAGAAAGCGCGCTAGAAGCAACAACCTCTCTTTGAGAGGAGCCAGACCTGTTTTGAGGCGGATTAGTTTTTACGTCCATTAAGAATTCATACCCAAGTGTATCTAATTGAATCAAGGTTCCGCTTGAATCCTTAAGGGTAAGCGTAATAGAAAAGGTGTCACCACGACGGCAGGTGATGTCTAACTTTTCTGATACGTCTAAGTTTACCTTGTTTGCCATTTTAACCTAGTAGTGAGTTTACAATATTGTCTACGCTGCTTTCAGACTCTGGAAGCTCACCCCTCTTTCCTTGTCGTTGAGAGAGAAGCTTGCTTTGCTCTGAAGATTGTTTTTTGACCCTTTCGTCTTTTCTGTCTTCTTTAAGTACTTCGAGTTTTTCCTTAAATTCTTGCTCCTCTGTTCTAAAGCCAAGAGTGGCCTGCGCTTTAATGAGCTCGATTTCCTTCCTGAATTGATGCTTGACTTGCTCCAATTGGGCTTCAAGCTGGTTTTTAAGCTGAAGTTGCTGGGCCTCTAACTGAGCCTCCATTTGCATTTCCTGCATTTTCGCTTGAGCAGCCATTTGAGCAGCCTGTTGAGCTGACTGAGCCTGTGCCTGAGAGTTCTGCATAGCCATTTCTTGCTGCTTTGCCATGCGTTTCTTGCGGCGAACGACCAAAAGGCGCTCCGCCTGATTAACGTCCTTCATGTTTCGGATCGCAATCGAGTCTTCGATATCGATTTCTTTTTGCTGCAAAGACATCTGAATGTTCTGCTCCAGGTAAGCTTTGTCTTGGTCCTCCATTTCCTTTACTATCTGCACCCCGAAATTGTACATAGGGAGATCCTTAAATGAAGAAAGAACCGACATATTTTCTTTTCCGATGGCGTTTTCGTACATCCTGTATAAAACAGAGTCAGGAGGTAAAATCTGAACGCACTTTACGATGTCTTCACAAACTCGCTTATACAAAACCATAGAGGCGTTCGTAATGTCATAAATAGCGTTGTTTCCAGCGGCGATAGCGTTTTGCTGAACACCAACAAGAGTGTCACCTTTCGGTGTAGAAGCATCCATCATCTCGTTGATTCCCGTAGCGTCACGAATCATACGTAGATAGTGGTTATACAGCCCGATCAACTCATTGATGTTTCGGATGCTATTTCCGATCTCTCGAACAGGGGGATTCTGGAAGCCACCTTCTGGGTTTTTGCTCCTATAATAAAATACACCTGTCTGCTCGTAGATGTCATGCAAGTCCAAAGGTTGCAGCTCTCCCCCTTTTCCTAGCTGGACGTTTTCCAACCCCTCAATATCAATAATCAACCCATCTGGTTTAGCTTTTGCGATTGCCTGCTGAATCTTAAGATGCGTAAGCTGAAGCATATCAGCAAATCCAGTACAGCCATCCACCATAGACTTCGGCATCATATCCCGAATATTAGTGGCGGCAACAGAGTAAGAAAGCCTAGCCTTTGAGATGTCGTGAATATTCTTAGGGATGTTTCTCAGCATGCCGTAGTTGAACATTAAGTCACACCCGTCCATTATGAAGCTCCCGCCATAGACTGTTGCGATCTCCATTTTATGGGGTTTTCTGTCAAAGACGCTTCCTTGCTTTTCTTCGTAATCGAATCCCTTCATAAAGAAATTCGTGTTGCCGAATCGGTTTTCTTTTTCTTCGAAGTAAATACAATCAACGGAAATAAATTCAAAGTCTAGGACGTCTACCATGTACTCGTCGTAGCCATACTCTTGTCGCATCATGCGCTGGTTGTACGAATGCTTGTTAAAAACGCTGGAGTTATTACCTTCCTTGTTTTTTACTGAATTGGCTATTTTCTCGAAATCCTCCTCTTGGAGCTCGTGGCCCGCGATTCTCTTTAGCTCCTGAATCGTTATAGTCTTAATGTGTCCCGCGTAAACCATATCGTTAAAACCAGGGTCTTCCGTATAGCTATGAATAAATCTAGCTGGATCCACATAATCTGTCTTAATCCCCTCATTTGGGTCGTTGCTTCTTTTTACGACCGCCATACCAAGAGAAACCAAATCGTTGACACACCTCCGCAGGGTATTGTCGTTGAAGTCATTCCACGAAAGGGTCATGTTTGTACCGATTTGAGCGGCGATCTCTGCGTCGGTCTTCACGTTAGTGCCTAAAAGGATTTCGGCTTCCTCTAGAGAGTCGGGTAATTCATCTGGGTTGGTCCCGATGACCATGCCTGTTTCCTTTTTGAGTTGCTGTAGTTGCTTCTTGGCTTCTATTTGAATTTCTATTTTTCTCTTCTTGTTATTCTTTTCAGAAGAAGAAAGCGGATCTACAGCCTCTAGGTTTGGGTACGGGTTACGAGAAAGAATTTTATTTACTACCACCCGAACAAACTTCGGAAGGATAGGGACTGGAGTGTAGTCTAGATTCATAAGGCTGCCATCGCCGTCATTTGGATTAAGGGACCGCAGCAACTTCTTGTAAATGTTCGTATCCTGAGTGCCGTTAGCATAGTCTCGGTTTCGATCAAAAACAACATTGCGCTTTCCGTACAAAGACGTAGCACTGGTAATCTTACCCCACTGAGACTCAATAGCTTTAGCGTACTTAAGCCCGTAGTCTTTAGTCTTTTTTGTTTCCGTATCTGCAAGCGGGTCAGGAAAAGAGCCTTTACGTTTGTTATTTGTATTATTCATGTGTCTAATGGAGCTCTACGCATATTCTGCAAATATAGCAAATCCATTCTAGACCTTGTATTTTCTAAAAAACACCTTTTCTTTGAAGTCGGTCCTGGGTTTTTCTTTTGCTTTTTGCGCTGCAAGCAATGCTAATCCAGAACTAATGGTCAAGTCAAACTTGGTTCTTTTGTCGATCTTGAAGCCTATCCAATCCTCCAAGGTTTTGTTGAAGTACATGTTGCCTACCTCGCCAGTCTCGTGATTGACTCCAACGCTTTCATGTATATACTTTTCTATAGCGTGAGCATGAGCCTGAATAACATCTTGAGAGTTTGATGGAATACCCTTTGTTTTTACATTGACATGAGAGGAAGAGCTCATTAGGTGCTTTGGACGATCCATTAAGTAGCCGTCGTAACCTCTTGACTCAAAGTACCTTGCGATACCATACTTGTTGTTCTCTATAAGTAGTGGGTAGCCGTAAAAAAAAGCGCACATCAATACATCCTCATAAAAGATACTAGCTAGATCTGGACGAGAAGCGTACTCCACTACAAACATTTTTGACGGGCGATTTACACTGAATTTGTTGTACATGTGTAGCGCACCTTTCGACCCTCTTCCGTCCACTGTAGCGTCAAGATCGTAGGAGTCAACACCTCCGCATCCGTAGCTATCAAACGGAGCAACTCTCTTGCCCCTCTCTTGTTTAATTACATTTCTTTCGTTTGGATCTGGCATCCAGCTAACTCTAAACCTGCCGTTAGGGGTAGGAGAAAACACAGCTTCTTTGTCCTTTTCCCTCCATGTAAAATTACCCACCACTACGGGGTTGGGGTATAGTTCTTCGTTGTGTTCAATCTGTTGGTAGATCTTACCAATGTTGAATAAGCTCCCTTCAATACTGTCCCTGAAGGCTTCGTCTTCAGTGAAGGGGAACTGACGGGTCACCTCGTTTAACTCGGAAGGGTTGTCCTTAAAGGATCTTCGCTCGTTCTTAAGGTAAGACTTACTCCCCGTAAAGATATCTTCTCCGTCGATACCTTTTACAATACCATGTGTGTGTACGGTTTGGGAGGGGTCCTCAACAACAGGGCTTCCATACTGATCAAAAAACCCCTCTAGCGCTTCGTATGCAGGAATGAATATGCGATACAATCCAGACCTTGTTCTATCGTTGTTGTTTCTATCGTTAGGATCAGAATCGTACCACAAACCTTTGTACTCCTCTCCCCCCTTATTCATGGGGTTTACCGTGCTGCCAACTAAAGCTTTTCCTACTACGCGCTTACCGACGATCAAGCATGTACGTTCAATGCGCCAGGCTTCACGTATGTCCGTGGGCTTTTCCCACTTTCCAGCCTCGTCGAGGTACAGTATGTGCAGCTTTTCACCGTCATACGCATTGTTGGTGGTGTTTTTCCAGTTAATAACGGTGTTTAGTGCGTCTCCGCTGTGCGACGTCTTATTGTTTTTTGTTATTCGTTTTGAGGGTTCACGAAAAGCCAGTTCCATTCGTGGGTTCGTCGTGCCGTCCTGGATAGGCTTAAAGAAAAATGGGTAGCCGCGAAAAATCGCAACCACTTTCTTCATAAAAATATTTTCCTGAGCGTCTTTACCTGTCTTTGACTGAATGCCGAGAAGCTTCTCTTTAACTTGACTAGCTTCGTCCACAAGGACAGCAGAGCATATATTAGTGTAGCCAGAACGACGACACTTAGTATATAGCTGACCGAAACAACGAGGATCAGCTTCGCACGCAGCCATGTGGAGAAAGATTTCTTTCTGGAAAGCAAGGTATGATGGATATCCGATATCAATTTTAGA